GAGATTCCTGTAAGTCCCATCACATCAGCTGGCGTAATGGTTCCAATAGAAGAAGCTAATGAAATTCCTGTTAAGGTTACTGTACAATCAGATCGTGCTACAACCGTTCCTAAAGAAGAGGTAGCAGAGATTCCTGTAAGCCCCATCATTTGTTCAGGGATTACTGAATAGCCCCAACCATAATCACTATTGTTCCAAGCGAGATCTCCCCATCCAGGTGTAGGCGATCCTAAGTCTGAAGTTAATGAAAGGCCTGTGAGAGAAACGGTAAATGCTGATTCACCCCAGTTTTCAGATCCCCATGTGTCTCTTCCCCATCCTTGTTCAGGAAAAGCAGTAACAGTACCTACTGTAGATGTAGTTGAAAGTCCGGTTAATGAAACGGTGATAGTTTCGGATTGCCAAGAATTGGCTCCCCAAACATTAGTTCCCCAAGTTGCAGCCATAAGGAAGAGCTCCTTACGCTAGCTGTATGATCGCTGTTGAGGCAGCTGCCGCTGGAAATTCAATTGTGAATGTTCCACTCGTAACGGTCTTGTCTCCACCAAAATTAATAGCAAGGATCGATCGATTAGTCGTGAATCCTGTAATAGCAGTAGTGTTATAAAGTAATAATCCTCGTGCCGTAAAACTAGCTGATGTCCAGCTACTATTAGCAAAATCACAAATAGCTGTGCTACTGTCTAAAGCAACATCAATATTTGTTAAAGTATTTCCTCCGGCTGAGTAGCCTGAAGATGTAGTTGTAACTTCATAGGTACTTGTCGGATCCGCAGCGGCATCTGAAGGCGCCGCATAAACGGTCGTTGAAGCGCTTAAGGTTGCGTCGTTTGCTGAATAGAGAGCACACTTGATAGTATTTCCTGCAGCTGTACTTCCAGAGGCATTTAAACAATGCCCTCCTTGTAAAATTTCTGATTTGAAGCTGTTACAAATTGCTGATGTTATTGCCATAGTTTTTTTCCTTTTAAGGAGAAGGAGAATCGATTTTTATACGGATTGCTCCATCGTCATAATCATCTCTTCGTCTTCTACCTACTTGTTCGATAGCGAACTTCTCTACCTCTTTATTATATCGTTGTTCATAGTATGTCAACATATCTTGAGGACCTTTTAAGAACCCATAAGCCTCTACCAGACAAGCATAAAGTAGTCCATTCGCAAAATTCCTGCTTAAATACGTTCCAGTAATATTATTAACTAAACTACCTGGTATAGCTACATAATTAACTTGAAAAGTATATGTTTTGTCAGGACACGGAGCAAACATAATCGTGCCAGATGTCGTATCTGAAAACCCTGTTGCGCCTCCAAACATTGCATAATATTTAGGAATATCTCTTCCTGTGGCTACCGTTGTACCTGCTGTTCCATAGTTATTATATTCATTAAGAAAGGTAACGTCTTTTTTCTCTAAATAAATTAGAGTATCTGGACTAGTATCATCTTCTGTGACTTGAACCGATCTCACTGCTAAACATCCTGCAGGAGCATTAATATATTCTTGTCCAATAACTAAAGATCCAGTTTGAGATTTTCGATCAGCGTCTATATTAACATCTCTTAAAATTCTCGTTTCTGCATCTGTAATAAAACCATCCGTAATCGTAGATGTAAAAACATTTGTGGTATCTGTAACTTCCGTATAGTTTTGAATAGCAGTTGTTAAGGTTGCATATGTAAAATTAGTTGCCATTATTGTGGTCCTATTGTTTTTAAAGTCACGGGTCCAGAAGATACACTATATCCTCCGAACTTTATTCCTCCTGTTGTAGCAGTGTCTGTGTCAACTGTAAAGTAGTAGTAATCACTAGGAGTTTTCAAGCTACGTGTTGTTGCAGAAATAAGATGGGTAGCGGCGGTCGAACCGTTCGCTCCTCGTTTCACTCCGCTTAAAACCTTTGAACTAATTCCTGTATAACTAATAATTTCGGTATCAACTAAAATAGCATTCGTGGGTGTTCCCACTGGATTCGTTGACGTAGGAACAACCGGTCCACTTGTTGGAAAACTTGTTGCGCTGGTTAAAGTAATTCCCGTCGTCGTAGTCGTATCGGTAATCGCTGCCGCTAACGTTGTAGTGACACTGGTATATTTTCCAGGGACAATAGAATAACCGGATGCCGAACATATATTAGATCCTGTAATTCCGTCAGTGGTAGGAATATCAGAAAATACAAAGACACCGGTAGCAAGAGTTCCTGTAGTTCCTCCAGTCGTAGGAGATCCTCGAAATCTTATGGTATCTCCATAACTTCTTTGATGATCTAGTTCATTAACATTTATAATTCCTGAAGCAGCAGCAAACGTTTGAAAAGGATTGTAGCCTAACCAACGTAAAGCATCTGGAGCAGGTTGTTGAACCCTTACTTTAGGAAGCGCTGTAGGATCTGCTTGATGAGGATAAGGATTTAATTGAGGTTGTTTAGATTCAAATTCAGAATAGTGCACAAATAAACCATTCCATTGAGTAACCATTTCATTCCATGGAAAAGATTGCCCACTAATGTCTGAAACTGCGAGTGCATATTTCCCCTGTGAATATCGTGCCATAATTAAATATTCGGATAGTATGTTTTCGGCGTAATATAAGTACTTGCCGAGGATCCATCCGCTGCCTCCGCTCTCACTAATTCGTCTTCGTATAATAATTTTAACTGTTGTGCTCTGTCTGCAGCATATTTTAAACTTAAGTAATAAGCGAGACCTGCGCACATGGCAGGGATATAATTATAAGGAACATCAGCCGCATTAAAATAATCTCCTGCATCTTGAATTCTTTTTAAATACCAAAAATGAGCATAGTTTCCTGCTTGAGAAGAACTTGGTGTAATGTATAAAGTAACACTTACTTTATCTATAAATCTTTGAACCCAATATTCTGAGGGTTGTCCTTCTGCTAATCGATTTGTATTAGCTGCATAACTCGCTCTGTCTATTTTAGTTAATGGAGTATCGGCTTGAGTAGTAGAGCCTCGATTCGTTCGATAAGACATTTGAAGAATGTCTTCAATTCCGTAAATACTTTCAGCGACACCTGCGTTTGTTACGCCGGCATCACTTGATCCGTCTCCCGTAGCTCGATAAAAATTATAGATAGCTTGAGACGCTACTAATGTGACATTCGTTTCTGCCACTTCCCAAAAGTGTAAACCTCGGTTAGACCATTCTTGAAAAAGAATGTTTAAAGATCGTCTTGCTGTTTTTAACTGGTAACCAGCGACTCCTCTAACTCCACATCTTTCGTAAGCTTCTTCAATGATTTCATCAATTGAAAAATTCTTGCCGAACGTTGCTGTTCCGGAAGTAGTATTGGCCATTTAGCCCCCTACGCTCCAGTAATAGTTACAGTAACGCTACCAGATGCTCCAGCTAAATTGTAAACAATTCCATCTTTAAATAGAATACCAGAACCAGGAACATAAACGGATAATCCTTCTGTTCCATAGTTATAAGTAGCTACTGCAGTACCTAGTGAGCTTGTATCAACTGAGTCATACAAAACTAAAATAGAACCTGCAATACCTTCACCTTGAATAGATGTAACTCTAGCTCTGCCTGTTCTGGCCAAAGTATTCGTAGTTATTACCGCCATGTTAATGGTTGTTTGATCACTTGTAAAATTTGACATATTTTTTTCTCCTTAGCTGTGAGCTCCCGAAGGAGCTCACATTATTTTATTATGCCCAAACGCCTTGGATGTCTGTAACAGCCCACCAATTGCCAGTTTTGTCACCAGCTATTTTAACATAGTCACCTACTTTAGACGTAGCTAAAGTATTTGTTAAAGTGATTTGGTTAACAACGCCTTTGTAAATAATATATTCGCCTGAAGCACCAGTTATATTAATTTGGTTGGTACCATCAGCGCCAGTATTTACAAATGTAAATAAAGATCCATCATTATCCGCTACCGTTGGTAACGTGAAAGTTACTGATGATCCCGCTGTTGTTGAGTTTTTTGGAATGATGAAAGTTTTACCACTATCACCAATTAAAACAGAGTAAGCCCCTGTTTTTTCCACGAGGTTATATCCAGTTCCTTCTTTTCCTTGTAAGACTGGTCCCCGAAAGGTTGTTTTTGCCATATTATTATCCTCCTAGTTTTTATGAACGTAGCCTCTAGGCCGTCGACTATACTCGTCTACGTTCTTAATTAATTGTATAGTAAATAAGATATAGCGCAGATTTGCGTAGAGCGCAAGGTATCCCGTAGTGAAAAGTTGATTTTTATAAAATAGCCTTAACCGGCTATTGATGCCTCAGGAGCAGCGTCTTTGATCTTGAGTAAACGAGTATCTTCTTCAAACTCTTGAGCGATGATTGCTTTAATAACGTCTTGGATCTTTTTGTTGATTTCGATCATCTTAACGTTATGCCGCCCCGATTGCAGGTACTCCTTTTGCCACTCTAGCTCCAAGGATCTTTTCGTAGTGTACAGTTCTTGGATCATTTGTAACCTCCTCATAGGTTATCCATTTACCAGTCTTGCTAGTAAATCCATCAGACTCGAACTTTACCTCATTTTTTCCCAGTTTGTCAAGGACTACTTTTTCAATGCCCTCGATACTGTCTTCAGCCATAGCCTTAAAATCAGCAAAATGCCCGTGGTATCGGATTTGTATTCGGAAGTTTTTCATTGTTAATTTCTTACTTTATTGTCGAAATGAGGCGATTTTAAGGCCGCCTCATTTCTAAGTTATTGATTAAGCACCTTCGACACCGTAGATACCTCTAGGGTCTGATACTCCAAATGAGTATCTTTCTCTAGCTTTGTATCTAACGTTGCCAGTTGAGAAATCGCCTTCCATTTTAGTTTGGATAGGTAATCTGTCAAAGTGTTTCATTCCGTTAGGAACATCCGTGATGATGTACCAAGAATCAGTATCAGAAAGATAGTGATTGACTCTGTAACCTTGAGGAATCATCCCCATGTTTTTAAGAGCATTGATATCATTATCAGCAGTACCAACTCTACCTTGAGATTTTAACAATCTTTCAGAATTGAATTGGTTAGCAGGTGGAACAATTAATTTCATTCCTCTTGCTGCTATTTTCAGACCACGTTCATCAGTCATTGCAGCGATATCAATTAACGCTTGCTCTAACGATGTTTCGTTTATGTCTGCTTGTGTTGTTAACGTGTTTGAAAACACAGGGCCGATACATGGGTGATTTGTCGAGAACAAAGAAACTGCATCACCTGAATCATAGTTGTCTGTAGTAGGCAACCCTTGATTTAAAGGTACTGCGGCTTTGATTTGTTTCGCATTTGACATGGATCTAGCCAGTGCTTTTGTATAACGAGACGCGAGTCTGTCATACAAGTTATCTTCCATTGCTTCTTCAGTTAAAGAAAATGCAAGAGCTACTGTTTCGTTAGTATATCTTGCAGTGAATGTTTCTTGTGCATTGTCATAAGCAACTGCTGAACCCTCAGGTTTAACATATGCGTTAGCAAAGCCGGATAACATTACTTCTTCTTCAAAAGCTCTGTCAGAACTTTCAGTAGCATAAATTTCTTTATGCTCCTGGTCGTATCGTTTGTACTCTAGGCCGAACAAGGCGTTTAAACCTGGCTCAAGCTCTTTTACGAGTTGTTGTCGTGATATAGCCATAATTTATCCTCCTTATATTCCATCGTAGTTGTTACCGAATAAATGCTGATCGATCATCACACGCCAATTTACATTAGCG